TTTGCCGGGCGCCCCGGGGAAGCCAGGCACAGCCGGCCGGGGCATTGCACGTGTCGAATCCTTTTATCTGCTCACGGCCGATGGAACCGCCCCCGGATACGACACACGCGGTTGGAAGAGCAAACCGTCCGTTCCGACATCGCAAACGCCTTGGCTTTGGACGTATGAGCGGGTCGTTTATTCAGACGGGGATAGCGAACGGAATGCAGTCCGTTTGGTTACGCGGTTGGGGAAAGACGGAGCCGAAGCACAACCCACGCGTCCCAATCTGCTTGACGGGACGGACTTTCATCAAGCCGGTGCGTGGGAACAGGGTATCAACGGCACACACGCCAAGACTGAGACAGCGAAAGACGTACAGCCCGCCGTCACAGGGTGCGGAGTACTGAGAACGATGGTGGAACGCGGTGCCGTGGGCGAAGAGTACGCAGAGTTCTCGCAGCGCATACCGGCGGACTTAATCGCGGGGCAGGACTACACATTTTCGGTTTATGTCCGTGGTAGCAATACCTGCTGGATGATCGTCTTTCCCAATTCGGGCGAGCATTTTCGTCTTTCGGCGGCAAAGCCCGGGGCGTGGCAAAGATTGTCGGTTTCATTTAAGGCAAGAGCAGCAAGACCCGGAGAGGAAAACCGCGCTTATTTACGCTGCTGGCTGAAAAACGCCGACAATGCACAGCGACACGAGGTGCTATTTTGCGCTCCCAAATTGGAAGAGGGCATAACGGCCACGCCATGGTGCTTATCAGAAAACGACAAAGTGGGCGCCACCGTGCAACATCGTGGTTTTTGGGACGCGTTTCCCGACGGGACGGTATTTCGGGGACGCAACGAGACGGGAGGAGGTTATGAAGACGTGGTGGATGTTTTGACGCCCGCGGGGACACGAGAAGCATATCGTTGCACCCGCACGCATACCAAAGCGGGAAACGAGACGCGCCCCGGTGCCAATTCTCCATATTGGAAAAAGGGCGACTCGTTCGAGCTGGTAAGCACCGGCATGTTGCTGGCAGGAACAGCACGAATCGAAAATCTCGCAACGGGAAACATCTCGCAGGATCGCATGGTTACCGCCGGTGCGGAAATGAGATTTTACGCCGCCGGCTGTAAGCACCCCGGACTCGTGTTTGGATATAGAACTGATACCCAAAACAGACGATTCCCGGTAATGCAATGCTTTGACCCCGAAACGGGAGCACTGCTCTATGATTTGGGACCTGAAGGGATATTTGCCAATGCACGCAGAGTGGCGGGAACATGGACATCACTACAGATGATTCGCCTGACAAAATACACTACGATTTCGCAACTCTACAAATGGTTGAAAGAAGAAAAAGACAATAGGCATGACCCGGAGATTGAGGAGATGAAGGTGGTAAGCCCTTATGACTATGATAATGGAAAAGAATTCCCTCTTTACGAGTTCGGCTATGGTGCCTATTATACCGAAGGCTGGAGTGAGTTCAGACGAGCAGACGGCAGCATGCACAAAGTTTTTGAGGGTTCTCGAACTTCGATTCCTACAGAAGATTACCCCGCGGCTTTTTGGTTCAATCCGTTGGGAAATAATTATTTCACCACGGCTCCGCCTGAAAATGTCTTGGTGGACGAACACGGAGCGGCGATGGGTGATCTCAATTTTACACGAGTGGAAGACGGATGGTATTGTTCACGTCTTTGTCCTATAAGAGTTGAACGACCGAATTTTCAAATCAATGTCAAAGGACGAACGCGGAATGCGCCACTGTACGCAATTGAGCTCTGGAAATTTCATGCCGGAAAAAAGGTAGAAACGGGCACAACCTATTTTGTAGAATTCGATTTGGACAACGACCCGGAGGCTGCTGATGACGGCCGAGCACACAAAGGACGTAATCGCTATGGGGATGTCTATAAGGAAAGCCGAGACATTCACTTAGTAGATAAAGCGATTTTTGAGATACAAGGCTTTGAGTCAAGAACAAACAATAGTATTAAACCACAACAAAATTGATTATGCCAAACATCAATCCTTTTTTGCGCCACTTGCTGCGATTTGAAGCCGGCGTAGAGAACAAGAACAAATCAACGGACGCACTGTTCGAAAAAGCCCGCTTGCAGGGCTTTGCCAACGACCCGGACGACCGCGGTGGAGCCACAATGATCGGGGTAACACTCGCAGCTTTCACCGCATGGAGAAAATCTCAAAAACGACCCGCCCCGACGGTCAAAGAGTTGAAGGCGATTTCTTATGAAGAGTGGAGAAATATCGCTGATCACGATTTCTGGCAACGCTGCAAGGCCGACGAATTGAAATCCCAATCCGTGGCAATGATGGTCGCTGACTTTACATTCCACAGCGGAGTACATGGGATCAAAGCTCTTCAGCGTGTTTTGGCGCAGAATATTGACGGAATTATGGGTGCGAAGACTTTGGCCGCGGCCAATGCAACACCGCCCGAGACGCTGTTTCTTGCACTCAAAAACGAGCGGCTGCGATTTTTGCGTGCCATAGTGAAGAATAACCCGCGCCAACAAAAGTACCTCAAGGGCTGGATCTCAAGAGTGGAAGCGATTCCTTTTACAGACTGACATGAAGATTGATTCGAGCATAAAACTTTCACCGCTGATTCTGCTGGTGCTTAGCCTTTGCTTTTCAAGTTGCACCACCACCCGAACCGTGGAGCGGCGCGTTATAGTTCACGACACGCTGAAAGTCAACAGAACCGACACGCTTAGATTCACGGCACTTGTACGGGATAGCGTCTATTTGCATGATAGCGTTTATCTCGAAGGGGCAACCACCGTCAAAGAACGCATTAAAGAACGCTGGCACATTCGAACGGACACCGTTTGGCGAACAAAAACGGAAGCTCTTCACGCAGCACACTGGGAAACGGCACAACAGAAAGAAAGCCCAGAACCATCGGGGCAGCCTGGTATTTGGTGGGTGCTGCTGCTCCTCGCCATAGCCGGGGCGGTTCCCGTTCGATCAGGCAAAAAATAAATAGCGTAAGGTATGCAGTTACTCTCATCGATTCCATCATTGACCTTTCCTGATGAGTGGGAGGCTTTGACTATATCCTCAAGCACCCCCCTGAAGTGTTTGGTAAGCGTGAACGCGGCCGTTGTGCTGGACTTGACTTTGCGCCCATACAACGGGAAAATCGTACTCCACGACGTGGGAACGTTGATACGCGACCGCGCCGAGGGGAAAATTTTCGAGGTGAAGCTGGAGGTGGTGAAGGAAGGCAACCGAACAACACTGGTAACTTCATCAGTCATACCGGCACAGCGCCGAATGGGTGAAACGGCCACGGCCTTTGCCGCAAGCTCTTTCCTTTCGCTTTTGCAAACGACCAAGATCACGCACCGTGCAGCCACGGAACGCGTGGCTTGGATCGGTAGCGATAGCGGAGTGACGGTTACCACTGTATGGTCAACGCCCAAAAGCGTTTTGACACGAGCCGAAAGTATAGCTGCACAATCCACAGACGGAGCGAGCATTGCAGACGTTTCGCCGAATCGATTTACCCCACCCACCGCGGGAGCACAGCTTTGTA